GTGCCTGCTTACCAGCGATGATTGTGCGGTACACCTTTGCAGATGAAGCACCGTCTGTTGCTGAGTAGAGACGTGGTGACTCGATGAAGTATGCACCCTTGTAGCGGCCAACTTCTCCAGCCCAGATACGGTCCTGTGAGATACCGTATGCGTTTGGAACAACCCAGCCTGCGGCTGTTGCCTCAAGCATGAGGTCGTGAGCAACGTCTGGGTGAATTCCAGCCCAGTACTCCTGACCACGCTTGCCTGATGCCTTGTTACCACGAAGTTTAGCAACTGCCTTAGCGATGTTCGCTGTAGAGATTGTTGCTGCTGCTGTGATAGTTGCTGTAGATGTTGCTGTAGCACCTGAGTAGATTACGTTTGTACCGCCGCGAAGTGCTGTCATAGCAAGTGCGTCGATTGAATCTGCCTGGTTACGTGCCATAAGTGTAACGATATCTGGGTCAACGTTTGAGAGTGAGAACAACTTCAACGCACGTGTGTTTGTTGTAGCGTTACCGAACTCCTGCATTGTGATTGTTACTGATGTTGGTGTTCCAACTGCAACGCCGTCAATGTCAGATGTCTCTGTGAGAGCAGTTGTCGCAAGTGCGAGGTCTGCGTGCTTCTGGAGAACAACTACGTTACCGTTGTTGGTTGGGGAAACTGGGCGCTTGTCTGCTACTGAACGAATAAGTGGTTCGTCACGAAGAGCGAATTCGATATACTTATCGTACGCCTTCTGTACTAGACCTGCGCTACCTGCTGTTCCGCCGAGGGAAGCAGAATCAGTTGATGTAAACTGTGTAGCCATGTGTCACCTCCAAGGTGAATTAGAAACTATGATTGGTTGGTTATGAAAAAATGATTCGTTCGAGGTCTTCGACGGACTGTGCCTGGTCGATTCTCATTTCGATATCACTTGCTCGGTCAGGTGTTAATGCACCTTCTGTGAGTCGGTCCTGTTGGCGTAGTGCCTGTCGGTCTTCCTCTGATACGTTAGATGCGCCCTCAGACTTGCTTGACTGCCAGACATCGCTTTCAGCATCAAGCCAGTCGCGGATTGCGTCTTCGCTGATGTCGCCTTCGATGTCCTTAAGGATATAGCGTGCGGCCTTAGGATTAACACCTTCTTTTTCTAGGAATTCTTTGACGCTTCGCTCGCGGTCACTTTTGGTAATAGTACCAAGTTTTTCCTCGAGTTCCTTGATGCGCTTTTCATCTGCACGAATCTTCTTGCGCAACTTCTTATGAAGGTCGCTTTCTGTTTCGTTGCCTGTGATAACGTCATCGTTATCGTCTTCATCATCCCAGTAGTTGTTGCTCATAGCAACTGTCCACCCTTCTATTCGTTTTAGTTCGCAAGCCACAGTGACCAATCGGGGAATCGGGCTGGCTCTTGCTACCAGTCTAGTTACGCTGCGTGGGGCTGGTGGGTCCACGTCAGGATATTAAAATGCGCCAGATGTCTTGTTGCTCAGAGACGAACTGTTCGTTCCTGATGAACCGCTGAACTGTGCGACTTCACGAGCAGTCAACCTTTGACGCGCTCGCTGTGCAGATGCTAGAGAGTTGAATACTTCCTGCTCCGCAGAAGATTGTCCGTAACCTTCCATGTTGCCATAGATGGAACTGAGTTTCTCTGCAGTTGGAAGAATGTCCGCAATTGTTGCGTAACCCTTCTGTGCTTCTGCTGCTGTGATTCCCTGTGCTGCAAGTTGTTCTGCAACTGATACTCCAGCCTCAAGTCCTTGGACTCTTGCTGCTGTACCGATTTCTGCTGCTGCAACTTGCTTCTGAATCTTCTGATAGTTAGTTGCTGGGTCAAGTACATACCCAACTAAATCAGCCTGACCAATTCCGTAGTAGTCACGGAGAGTCTTAGATACTGCAGGGTCCGCGTTCTGGACACGCTGTACGGCGGTCTGAACACGGTTAGAAAGTTCTGTTGGTGATACGTCATTAGCCAAGAATTGGCTTACGTAATCATCTGTATCAAACTGCTTAAGTCCATACGCACGAAGCACCTGACGGTACGTATCCTCTGTCTGCAAATACTCAGCAGGTGTAAGCACCTGTAGATTGTTCTTTAGACGAGTTGCATTAGCCTTAAAGCGCTGCTGATACTCTGGTGTCTCCTGGAGTTGAAGCGTGATAGTTGCTTCGTTTGCTCCTTCGACAGCCAACTGCTGAATCTTCGTAGCAAGTGCTTGAAGGCCGTACTGCTTGAATCGTGCCTGCATGACTGCAATTGTAGACTCACGTGCCTGCTGCTTTTCTAGTTCCTTCTGAGCAGCAGCAGCCGTTTGGGCTGCAATAGCCTGCTGTGCAAGAGCATTGCTTGCTGAGTTCGCTCCATTATTAGCAGCCTTAGCAGCGGCTAGGTCATCCTCAGCCTTCTTGCGAGCAGCCTCAGCAGCCGCAGCAGCATCTTTGGCAGCCTTAATCTGGGCAGCGGTCTCAGCGGCAGCAGCCGCCTCTGCAGCAGCCTTAGCGTCCGCGTCAGCCTTCGCCTTGGCATCAGCAGCCTGAGCGGCTGCATATCCAGAAGTAGTTGCTGATTCTGGAATAGCCTTGCCAGTTAGGATTGCATTTGAAGCCTCTGTTGCTGCTTGCTTAGTTATAGCAGTGGAGGTTCCTGCAGCGCTGGTAGAATCTTGTGGTGCTCTAGCCATTATGCAAGTCCCCAATCTTTAAGTACTTTAAGAGACAATGTATCAATTGAATCGCGTGCGTTGTTTGTATACTGCCATTCTACTGTGGAACGGAGTTCCTTTTCGAACTGCCATAGTGGCTTAACCATTGGCTTGCCATCAGGTCCAGCATACTGCAAAGCAGCACGAAGGTGAGGGTCTGTATAATCGATTGAATCAGCATCACGCTCTAGGATTGTAGCCATAGCACCCTTGTAAGCAGATGCTAGCGCATCAACACTTACTCCGTTGTTAATCTGGTCTGCATATCCTGGGAATGCACTTGCTGACTTGGCGCGGATATCTGCTTGGATATCTTCTGTAGTAATTGCGCCAGAAAAGAGTTCTTGTTCCCTTTGCTTCCAGTAGGAATCTGGCATCAGGTTAGATACACCAAATGAGTTGGCATATGACTTAAGTGCTGATGTGTCACCAAGTACGTTACCGCCGAAGCCTGTAACCTTACCTGATGTAATGATTGCGTTATCAATCTGAGCATCGCTCATGCCAGTAGCATAAGCGTTGTTAATTACCTCTGTAAGTGCTGCTTCGTCAATCTTGATGCCAGCCTGTGTAAGGCGGCGACGAGTAGCAAGTCCAAACTTCTCAAGGTTATCCTTGTAGACTTCTGGCTGCTCAAGTTGCTCCTTGCGACGTGAACGTACAGTTGAACTAAGTGTGGTATAATAAGAACTCTTGTAGAGCGCTTCTAGAGCGCCTGCCTCATTGCCAGCCTTGAACAAGTCGTATACTGTCTTGATTTCATTGCCGTACACTGGGTCATTAAGAAGCGCTTCGCTGATACCATACTTGGCTGCATCTGCAGTGCCTGTTGAGGCAACTGGTGACGCTCCACCTTCGGTTGTTGTTGGTAGCATTAAGCACCCGCCGCATTCTGTGTGAGCCATGATGAGAAGTCAATGCGACTCTTTAAGTCGGCCTCATCTGGGTTAAGTTTCTTAAGTTCATCTGTAATGCTTGTCTGAACGTCTGTCTTAGATGGTCCAGGTGTCTGAACTGTTACCTGCTCTAGAACGCCAGTCTTCTTGTTCTTAACCTTCTTTGTAGTAGATAGGGTTCCTACTTCAAGTTGTGGTCGGACTGTTGAGCGACGTGCTGCAAGTTCCTCTGGTGTCGCTGTGCGACCAAGGGCAGTCTTGTATGTCTCATTGATAAGGCTGTCGATATCATCATCGCTGTACTTGTATACAGAACGTGATGGCAGATTAGGCGCAGCCGCTGATGTGTCAAGCGCTGGTAGGTAGTCTGCAGCAATAACTGATGCTAGTTCGTTGAAGTTAGTAGCACCATCTGCGTACTCAATTAGTACAGGGTCACTCGCCATAAGGCGCTTGATATCTCCTACTGAGTTCTTGACTGTGTAACCCAACTTCTTAAGCATTACTCCGAGAGATGCAATCTGAGCAGAGTTAAATCCATCAATCAAGCCAAGGCTTGCTACATCGCTAGTGTTAAAGTTAATACCATTTGCGGCTAGTTTGGCATCGATATTAGTGAAGAGGCCAGCAGTAACTGAACCGAATCCCGAAACAGTACTGGAGGTTGGCGTGGTTGTAGTAGCAGGGGTGTCTCGCCCTACTCGTGTTTCATTCTTGAAAGCCATTGCCTTCCTCCAGTACGTGTTTAGTCGGGTACATAATCAAATGTATCGCCTTCGAAATATCTATCATAGAACTTACCAAAGTTGATGTCCTTGCTACGTAAGTGAGCAACCATCGCATTTGCTTTTTCTTCTATGTCTTCTGCGCTTGCAAGTGTCTTGCCACGCGCCTTGAGTTCATCGTATACATCATAACGGAAGTTAAGATATTCTACGATAGTGTGCCAACGTGGCTGCTTGGCCAAGTCTTTCCACATCTCGTCAGAGTTAGCGGCAATTGTTAATGCACGAATTGTCGCATTACGCTTGTTGGTAAATCCTGCACCAGCCTTCTCGTCATACCACAGTGGATTGTCGATTTGGGCTTGCTTAACGAATGATGCTTTATACTTGTCCAGGACGGCCTTGCCGTAACCCTTTGCAGTTGTGTAGTTGTTATCCTTAAGGTTCTGGGTAACGACTTCAATCATCTTGTTCCAGTCGCGCCATCCCTTAGTTACAATGGATGAGCGGCTATTCTCTAGCGCATCTCCAGATTCCTTGAACTTTGTTCGAGTTCCTGGAACTGAGTTGGTTGAGAGATAAGCATTTGCTAGACTTGAGAAGTTATAGTCATCATCATTGAATACAGCGCCGAGAACACTGAGGTTCTCCTTGCCGATTGATGCAACCATCTCTTCGACGACTTTGCCGTTCTTGCGAACGAGTTCAACTGCCGTCTCATCTGCACGAATACCAGAAGTAGAATCTGTCAACTTATCTACAAGCATAAAGTACTCTGGGTAGTCATTAACGAATCGCTCGTTACCTTCTACGCCGTACTCTTTGTTATACTTAGATAGTAAGTCAGCATACTGCTGGAGAGGGCTAACATATCGTGGCTGTGATGGCAGAATGCCAGCGCCTAGCGCACGAACAATTGCCAAACTTATGCTATCGTTGCTAGCCTCGTTGTACATACCAGCAAGTTCTTTTGCACTTGGCTGGCGATGATACTCGTCTTGGAAATCCTTGCGCTTCAATTCAATGAACATGTTCATATCCTTGTTGTACTGGTCTCCACTCTTCAAGACGAATGCTTGAAAGGCTTGACCTGCACGACGAATCGTGTTAGGTGTAAGCGCTCCTAGTGAGTTAGACTGTGTACCAAACGGCAGAATTGCTCTTGTGAACTTATTCTCTAGATTAGTACGCTTCGCCACTTCATTGACGGTTGCTGTTGCCACAGGACCTGCTGAGAGGATATGTCCTCCAGTTGGGTTAACTGCGTTGAACCATGAAACAGGGAGTCGAGCATTGATGCCAAGTACAGGAAGTGTAACTTCTGTGTACTCAGTTCCAAACTCATCCACCTTGACGTTTCCAATTTGACTTGGGATTGTCGACATAGCCATAATCTTCATTGGGAACTCAGGATGTTCCATTGTCAACTTGCCATATGCACGATACTGCTCAACTACCGCAGGGAAGAACGCCATTACGTAGTTAATCCACGCTGGGTAGTTCATGTCTCGGTTGAATGAGTTAATCTTTGAACGATACTCGTTAAGAGCATGGTTACGGGCAACAGACTCAAACTGGTTCTTATCGAACTCGCTGAGTTTACGTCCCTGTGCGTTGGCAACAGCGACCATGTTTTGCAACTTGTGCTCGTACTTAGCCTGGAAGTAAGGGTTGTAAGATAGGCGGCTAGTTGGAACTGTTGCCATCCATGTTACTACATCCTTAGTTGCGTTAGCAAATCGACGAGTCAATGTGCTTTGACCTAGAAGGTCAAGAGCCAAGTCAGAAATCATATCTGGACGCGTAGTAATATCTGGATACATCTTCTTGAGTTCAAGAACGTTTGCCTTATCTTCCATTACAAGTTTTTGCAACTTGATATCTGGGGCAAACTGGTTAAGCGCTGCAAGAGCGCGCTGGTAGATTACCTTAGCGTCACTGTAGCGAAGACTACGGTTTAACTTGGCATCATATCCAAAGCGCTCTACAATATCGCCAGACTTAGGGCTACGAATCCAATCAACGATTTCCTTCTCTACCTGTGCAGGCGAGAGGCCCTTCACATTGCGAGACATAATCTCACGTGATACAGGGTCGTTACGAAGGATGTTGTTTAGAACGTTATCCCATGACTTAATGTGAAGTTGCTCGTTTTCAACAGCCTTAATCGCATGGCCACCAGTACGGTCGCGACGAACAGAGGCTACTTCGAGTTCCTTTACGGAAGCAAGAAGGCCACGAATGTCATCCTTACCACGCAACTTCTGGAAACTGATATCACCAAAGCGGCCTGAGAAGGCTGCTGGGAAGTTGTATCCTTCAACTGTAATCTTATCGCGTCCTACGCGCTTTGAATCAATACCTTGAATCACTGCGTTTTCTTGACGACGAAGTTCTGCAACAGTCTTCTCAATCTTGTTGGTATAATCCAATAAACGAGTCAACTCAGGAGACATGTCCTTAGGTGGCTTAAGTGGGTCATACTTCTCATTCTTGAGTGCTTGCTTTGCAGCACCTAAAGAGTTTTCGTAAAGTTCAATCTGTGTGCGAATCTTGCGAATGTTTTTCTTTGGGTCAAGGATACCCTCACCAAAACGACGCATATCGCTGACACGTGATGACTTATTGACGATTGCTTCCATTGACTGCTCACCAAGTGCCTTGAGTGAGTAGAACATGGCTCCATCGCCCCAAGTACGTAGCGTAGAGTCACGCATAACGTTGATTGGGAAGCCTGTACGCGCAAGAGTAAAGTAACGCCAGATTGAGTTAAACTCATCTAGAACTACCTTACCCATCATAGCAGTATTGACTGGAAGGCTTGCTTCCTCGCCCATACGCTTTGAGTAGCGAGCAAATGCTTTGTCAAAGAGTGCGACATCTACAAGGTAAGAACCGTTAGCCAGTTGGGAGATGAGTTGTGGGTCTACTACGACCTCACCTGCGTCATCAATCATGTAGGCTTGATTCTTGGCCTGGGCTGCTTGAGCCTTGGCCTTGTTACGCTTTGTAAGGTTAATGTACTCGTTAAGAACTAGGTCTTTGATGCTTGATGGTACGCCATACTTGTTGGCTACCTGCTCAACAACACGTGAGTTAATCTTCTCAACGGCTGCTAACTTAGCACCTTCTGTCTTAGCGCCAATAAACTCGTCATAGAGAGCCTTAGCCTCAATACCAGGAAGTACCTTGTTATCAACTGTAGCACGCATTGTTGTACGTACACGAGTTGCACTCTGGATAGAGTCATTAAAGTTTACTGTAGCGTGAGGAGCATCATCTGTTCTGCGTTCAATCCAACGGATTGGGACAGATAGTGGGCTCTTCTGGTAAAGTTTTTGTACTACATTGCCAGCGAGCGTCTCACGTGTAGTGATATCTCCTGCAGTATTAGACAACTTGTTGTTGGCACGCTGTAGCGCAATGTCATTACGGAACTTCTCAACGCTTGGGAATACAGATACTGTACGCTCCTGGAGTGCGCTATCCAACTTGAGTGACTTATCGAGCCATGAATACTGGCTACGAAGGTCGCCAATTTCTGCTTCGATGATTGCTGTGTTGTCAGGCAACTTCTTAGAGAGAACAATAGTCTCTTTGTTGGCGCGAGTAAAGCCGTATGAGATACGTCCTGTGCCAGTCTGTGCGACTGTATCTAGGATGCCTTCATAGCGAAGAATCTCAGCAAATGTTGCTGGATGCTTGACTGCAATCTCATCGATTGCTGTCTTGTCACCACGACCGATGCGAAGAACAAGGCTGATAACTTCATCGGACTTGCCTGCTACAAGGTTAGCGCCAATCTGGCCGTACTCATTGTTACGGAACTCGACGCGCTCGAGAATTGTAGCAGCGTCATTGTTACGGTAGAACTCGAATACAGGTGTATATGATGTCTTCTCGCCAGCAGCAGTTGCCTTAAGAAGGTCTACATCTTCTTGAAGACGCCTTCCTATACGTTCGACACCGAACGATGATTGCGCAGTCTTCTTAGCAACAACGCCAGCCAAAGGAGGCGTGATGCCACCAACAAGTGACTGACGAACTACCTTACCGCCAAGGCTAACAGCCTTAATGTCAGGTGCAACTGCTGATTCGAAACCAAAGTTGATAAGACCAGAGGTGACTGCTCCAATACCCTTAGAGGTATCTCCGAGTGTCTGCCATCCAGTAATCTTTGATGCAAGGTGAACTGAGTCACGACCGAAGTTATAGGTCTCTTGACCTGCTGCAGACTCCGACAACTTGGCTGACATCTCTAAAGACTTGCCAAGCGCGCCAGTTTCTGCTATGTCACGCTCTGCCTTACCAGCAATAGCGACACCAAGTGCTGCGCCAGCGAATGCTCCTGCTGGACCTGCTACTGCAAAGCCACCAATAGCACCAAGAGTACCACCAGCAACCATTGTAAGTGTAGCAAGAAAGCCCATTGCAGCGTCATGCTTTGCAACATCGGCTACGAATGCGTAGTTAGAACGTACGTTCTTGGCTCCAGCCATAAGAATCTTAGATGTCTTACCATCTGTCTTCTTATCAAGGGCTGTTAAGCCCATTGCTGCAGTGTTAATAGTTAAAAGTGGCACGCCAAGTACAGGAAGAACTGGCGTAATGGCTGCTGAAACTCCAATAGCCTTACCAGTTCCTAGGTTTTCACCAACAGCCTTGGTTGCTGACTGACGCCAGTCCTCAATTTGGTCATTAAATGACTGAGGGTTGCGTGGCAAGCCCTGTGCGATATCTAGTGTAGGACCGAAAGGAACTCTTCCGTCCTTATTGAGTGCGGGATTTGTTCCGCCAGCGCTTCTTTTGAAGTTTGCCTGGATTTCTCCGAGTCTCTCAAGCGCCGTCATTAAAGTATCGTCCCTAGGTATTGCACGTAGTCCTTAGTACCCTGTGATGCACCAGGCTGTGATGCCCAGAACTGCAATAGTGGGAAGTAGTTACGTGCTGCTTCGAGGTCTGGGTCATCAGATATTGGCTGAGGAAGACCAGGAATGTTGTTTGGCCCAGCACCGACAGGTGCGCCACTTGTTACTGGCTCATTTGGGTTCATGGTTGGTGCTGTAAGAGGTGTTGCTGGTGGCATTTCTGGCTCAGTTGGAGCCTTGTACATTGCTGCACCGCTCTGCTGTGCCATTGTCTCGGTTCCAGAAGAACCTAGTGCTGCCATACCAGGGATATAAGTCTTAGCCTGTCCGCTCTGACCTGCTCCACCTGTTGCTGAAACGTTCCCAGGATTGTTCTGCGGTGCAGTTGGGCGGTTGCCTCCACTGGTCATGTTTCCTCCTACTTAATTTTAATATGAATGTTGAATTTCTTTTTGCAACGGAAGGCTTGAGTAGGCGCTAATCTTGCAAGCAATCTCTACTGCTTCTTCCGCATCCGCTCCTGCGTGTAGCGCACCTAGTGCAATGTCCGCGCCAGAGCCTACACCGTAGAAACCGTCTGCATCACGCATCACTGATAGGTCATCGCCAATGTCGAATAGTTCTCCATTGACCGCCATAAGGAATTGGAAGCGACTTGTAGTAGCGCCTTCTTCTTCCTTATCAAAGTTCCATCCATTTGCCTTGAGGCAATCACGAAGTGATGGAATAACCTTGGTAATCATGAAGTGGTACACGTCACGTTTGTCTTTTTCGGTTGGTACTGGTGGTTCCCAGATATGCTGGGCTACGTCGCATGCTGCAACTTCACCTGCACCCGCAATGAGGAATGCTCCTCTGCGGTTAATCTTGGTCATATCTGGATGAGTCCACATGCGACCAGCATCATTGGATACTAGACTATCGGCAACAAGTTCGCAGAAGCCGTCATACTGCACTCCTACGATTGTTGTCATTGTCCCTTATCCTCTGCTTGTAGTACTTACTCTTGACTGTGCTGCGCCGCTTCCAGTAAGACCTGAAATGACGCTCATTACATCTTGCGGTGGACCCGCAGGGGCTGGAGAGCCTCCTGCTGGAGCACCACCTGGAACAGGGGACGGCTGCTCGACAGGAGAACCTGGAGCCCCAACAGGAGGAACTTGTGGCTCAGGTGTGAATGTATCTGCGATAGCATCCTCAAGAGCCATACCATTCTGGCGAGCCTTGATTACCGAAGCAATATTTGCAATAATCTTAGTTGGGTCTTGGCCCTGAACTGCCATTTGCGGAATCGCTTGAGCAGTTGCTGTAATAGCACTAAGCAAACCTTGGCGAAGATTCTCAATTTCAATCTTCTCAAGTTCTTGTGTGACATTGACAGTGAAGGGAAGTTCACGCATTGCCATGTCCTTAGAGATAAGTCCGCCACCAAGTGCCTGGAGCATGAAGATGAGACCCTGTGCAGGGTTCAAACCAGCAAGCATACCGTAGCGAACATCAGCAGAGTAGTCACCCTTGATGTCCTTGGTTGGCTTATACTTGATTTCGTAAGGTGAACCTGAGTCCACACCACGAATAGTCTTCTCTGCTGGGTAAATCATCTCATCTACTTCAAAAGCAATTGAGATAACATCACGAAGTGCTGCAGCAAAGATTGCCTGGGCAGACTTAACCTGTGTATCAAAAGCACCCATGAGTGCCTGTACGCCCTGTCCTGTGACGACAGAAGCATCAATGTTTCCTGTGCGGCCCTCTGGGTAGCGAGAACCGACGCGCAATTCCTGGTTGAGCAATGTCTGCTCGGTGAATGCGCCTTGTGGGAGTGTGAGTTCGACTCGACGGACACCTGCTGGGTTGGATGTACGGATAACCGCATCGCCACCAAGTTGGAGTTCCTGTACATCCTGTGGAAGTACGATAGGAGCCTGGACTGACTTCTCTGCTGCTTCCATTGCAAGGAGAGCAAAACGGTTACGAAGTAACTGGATTCCGAGAACGTCATCGAATTGTCCGCGAAGTTCACCATCAATAGATGGCTTACGCGCTACGACAATCATCATCTTACCAAGCGGATTCGCTGCACGAGAAAGAACTAGGTTCTTGCGCTCTGGAATATAGATGATTGATTGGTCTTTATCATAGTAGCGAATCATCTCTAACTGACTTGTTAAATCCTGGTCGTAGCCTCGACGGCCAAGCAACTGAGATTCGTAGTCAGGGAACTGAGATACGAGTTCGCCTAATGTCATTGAGTAGCGCTTTGCAAATGCAACGCAACGTCCGTAGCGGTCAAATTCTGGGTAAGCCCCAATAGGGTTTTCTACGCGGATACGTGGCAATTTGCTTTCTTCGTCTAGTTCAATAATGAACGGGACGAAACCATATGTGATGTACCAGTCAGCACCAGAGTACATTTGTACTGCTAGGTCTGAGTGGGAGAAGTAGTTTGATGCAATGCGAGTACGCTTGTCAGCAAACTTGCGAGCCTTGTCATCAGTCTGGCTCACTGCGGAGCAGTTAACAGCAGGCAATGGGGCCATAACCTCAGAGAGGTCACGTGCCACAATGTCGATAAAGTTGGCTACTACGTTGGCATCTACGCCGTCTGGGAAGAAATCTGGATATACATCAGAGATACGACCCTTACGTACGGAAAGGACATCTAGGTTGCGAGCATCGCGCTCGACGTTGCGTAGGCGTAGAGAATCAACTCTCGCTGCAACCTGTTCCATTGATAATGCCATTGGTTTCCTTATCCGTAGTTATCTGCCCATTGGTCGGCAAATGCTTCATCTAAATTGATTGAGCCACGCGTTGAGCGTTGTGCTCTAGTGGCCCACCTGTTGTTCTGGTACTGAGCCATGTGAGAAGAATGCTGCATCAGTTCACGAACACGGATGATAGCAAACCACAGAGCCATAACTGTATCTGTGGCGTTCTTGGTATCAGCCTTCCAGGTAATCAACTGCTGCACTAGGGTTTTGATACCCTCAGAGCCTTCGTTACTTGGTAGTTCGATAATGTTGTTATCCTGGAAGCGACCATCGCGGGTACTACCAAAGAGCATTGCCATAGAGGCAACGCCGAAGGATGTATCCCACTTGTTCTTTCCAGTAAAGTGCGACTCAAGCCTACAGCCATGAATGGCTAGGTAGTCTCTCAAGTCATTATCCAGGGCGTAAGCCTTCTGGTGTGCGTTAATTTCGATGCGCAGTTCTTGCGGCTTGTACTTCTCGACCCACTCCTGAATAAGATTCTGAATCTTAGCGGGACTAGGGTCGGTCATGTTGACGCAATCTAGTACATAGACCTTGCCATCTGCCTTATTGTAAGTAACTACAACAGCGCCAGTAGCACCTGCCATAGCAGGGTCAAGACCGATAACTGTATAAGTACCTTCAACGTGTCTAGGATGACCCATAGCACCAGGCTTTAGAGGCCCGCGCTTTCTGGCTCCTTGCACACTTCCTGCGATACAGGTAGGTGAGAAGATGGAATCTTCGATAACGTCTTCCTGCTGGTAAACCATTGCCCAAGTTGAGGGAGTGACCTCAGAGCGGCGCTTAAATAGCGAGGGTCCATCCCATTTGGGGTATAGCCCATTTGGGAGTTGCTCATCTAGTTCGTTTTCCTGTTGCTCTGATTCAGGCCATAGGGTTTTCCATTTGGCTGGGTCTTCGTCAAATTCAAGCACTGCGGGCATTGCGCAATATGTAAAGGGGCTCTTGCCACCAGACCAGTGCATTGGCTCACGGAGTTGCTGATAAAGGTCAATTGGGGATACGCGGGTTCCTACGATAATCAACTTACCGTGGCGACCAAGACGGGTAATAACCATCTTTTGAATCCACTCAATCTGGGCTTCCCAGTCGTGAGCATTGGAGTCCATAACGACGTCATCCAAAATGATGAGGTCAGCACGAGCACCATAAATCTGTGAACGGATACCTAGGGCCTGGATAGTAGGGTCCTTCTCACCAGAGTCGCGGCCAGTACCAAGATAGATACTGTCAGCAGACCACTGTGTGGCATCCTTCTTATAGCCGCCATTAGGGCCGAAAGCCGTTTGCATCTTCATAAATGAAGGATGGTCAAGGCGGGTCTTAATAGCAGTTAAAAACTTCTTAGCCATGTTGTTCGTCTTAGAGACGACAAGGACTCGAATATTAGGGTTAGTTACTACACGGTAGGTTACATAGTTGGTGGTAATGGTTGTGGACTTAGCATGCTCAGGTGGCACGTTAATAAGTACACGGGCAAGGTCGCCCTTCTCATAGCGCATGCCAGTTGGCTGCCAGGAAGGTTCGCGGCCCTCAATCATATCAATCCAGTTTAACTGGTGAGGGAAAAGTTTAGAGCCTAGGAACTGCTCAGAGAAGTCTGCAAATGAGATGTTCTTGAGGTCGGCCATGTCGGCCTTGATTCCCTTGCCTGCCAGGCGGGCCTTGTCAGCCTTCTCCTTGAAGTCGGCATTGACCATAGACCATTGGCGAAAGGTAGTGTCATTACGACCAACAGCGGCCATAGCGGCTGTGATAGTAGCACCCTGTTCCAGTAGGGCTAAGACTTTGGCTTGCGCCTCGTCTTTAGGTACAGATTGTACCCCAGGCTTGCGTCCCATGATTGTCCCATCTATAATTGCTGATTCCCAAGGATTCGAACCTTGACAAGCGGGTTTGGAAGCCGCTGTGCTGCCGTTACACTAAGAACCAAAAAGCCCAGAACACTAGGAACTGGGGTTGGCGGAAGAGGCAGGATTCGAACCTGCGGGGGCTACTAACCCCGACTGCTTAGCAAGCAGGTGGTTTTAGCCACTCACCCACTCTTCCAAAAGCCCCTCGCCATCTATATGAGGGGCGGCTAGTACCTACACCAAACTGTGGTTGGGTCAGCACTAAAAGGATTGGTCGGCAGGGCTCGAACCTACACCTTCGGGGCTTCAACCCGACGCGCTGCCTTTGCGCCACGTCCAATAATAGTTGCCAGACCGCCTTAAACAGAGGCGGGCGCATCCCGGAATATCTGGCATTCCCGTAGGTCAAAACCTACAACTTCGAAGAGAAGGGAGTGGTTATAAAACGCTATATTAACGGTTGGGTTTGGCGCATAGAAATCCCATTATATATAAATAATTATATATTATATAGGAGGAGCGGAGTCTTAAACGGAGCGACTCCGTATATGTATTTATACATATAAGATAACCCGTTCAAACGGGTAAAACCGAACAGCAGTTCGGAAAATATTTTTATTTGAGCGTAAAAAACTTATAAAAGTCGCATTCTGGCGACTTATAAATCACCCCCCTTATATAACAGAGAATTTTTATGGGACACTATAAGAGGGGGGTGGGACCGAATTCACTATGCCTAGGGTCAAAACTACTTTACATAATAAAATATTATCGGCTTATAACTTTTTGTAATGATGTGACTATCCCCTCAGCAAACTCTCGGGGGGCTATCAGGAATTTCTCAGGAATCTCTCAGCCAAAACTAGAGCCGTTCTTCTCAGATAATTCTCAGGAAACTCTCAGGTTCCCAACCTTCCGCAATGTGACCCACGTCACACGAACATCTGTTCGATAGAACTGCGACACGCCCGACCCTAAGTTACTTTGCAGTAACCTCATCTCATGGGATAATCGCAGGGAGAACAAAGTAGTTGAAATTTCAACTAAATAGGGGGATAGGGAATTGTCGATAAATCGACTTTCGAACATCTGTTCGATTTATGATTATCATACAAACTCGACCCGCGAATGGTGTTGAAATCTCGGGAATGATGGTATTGTTCTCTCATCAGCCAAACGGGCTGACCTAACCGCAAAGGATGTAAAAATCATGGCAACAAAGACAACAAAGAACACCGCTCCAAAGTCAGTTAAAAACGCTACTTTCACCGCTTATGCAGATTCAGTCACCGCGACAATTTCTGCCGAGTACTCAAGCCTCATCAACCATGACGGAGAACTCGCCTTTATCCTCAACACCGCCGACCTCATGACCAACGGACAAACCAACCTCCGCACCGTTCAGGAGGCTATCGCCTCAACCGTCGGAACTGCCCCAACTATCCGCAAGTCACACGCGCAAGACTTCCCTATCCTTGCCGAGATTATCCGCACCGTGGAGGGTGCAAAGGATAAGCCAGTAGCCGACCTCCTAAAACTCGCGGAGCGTGTCCGCCGTAATCATGGCAAGGAATCTCGCGCCGTAATCGCAAACGTTGCAAACGTTGAGCAACTAGAAGAAGAATCACCAACACAAACCAACGCCCGCAAGAACGGCGGAAAGAACTCTCCAAAGGTCGCACCGCTTACCCTTGAACTCGCACTCGCTACCTCCCTTGAGGCTATCCGCCGAGTCGGAGGGAAGAATCTCAAGGAGGCAACTACCGCCGACCTCGACACCCTCCGCGCCCTCCTCGGCGTGTTGGTCAATATCGAGAAGAACACCCGCGCAAAGGCTAACGCCTAACCCCTAGCGCAAAGGATAGCCCTCGACCCTAACGGGTCGGGGGTTATTTTTTTATCCCTGCGCGACACGCCCGACCGCGTGGGGAGCGGCCGACACAAACCAACACAAACTTTCATGTGGCCGAGGTATGACGCGCATGACTTCGCCAGAAAATAATTTCCGCCATGACTTGCATAAGTTAGGGGGTAGGAGTAAAGTTCTCTTTATCAGTTGAACAGGGCGCGAGCCTTGTATGATAATCATACGATAAGAACGGAGCAAGTTAGCATGGACATATTGGAAGAAGCAGAACTAGCAATCGCCCGCCTTACGGCTGACGTGCGCGAGCAGATAGCAAAGAATAAGGCGGAAGATGAGAACCGCACCAAGCCCAACCTTGACCGACTCAAGGCGCTCGGCATGGCTTAAAATAGTTTCCCGCGTAAATTGACTTAGTTACCGCACTAAGATAGTATTCTCTTGTTGGTCGAAGTTATGCCCTTGCGGTGGGCGTAACCGCTTGCGAAGGTTCCCCGCGTTGGTTCGATTCCAACGGCAAGCGCTGGTGTATGATAATCATACGCCTTTAGCAAAGGAGTTAAGATGTACCTAGAAGTAGCCGACATATTTTGGGCGAGCGTCGCTCTCCTTATGTCCACAACGCTAGTAATCACAACCGCAGTAAGAAATTGGAAACTAACCGAGCGACTTTCAGAGTGGAAGTCTTACGCCCTATCACTTGAGGAGAATCAGTCATGAACGGACAATGGGAGAATGTAGTATCTCGTGAAGAAATTGAGGAGATTCTCAACACAAACATGACCGACCAAGAGTGGTCTGACGTGCAGGATAGACTCGACGACGCCATTGCTGGCGTATTGGCTACGGTGGTACTATGAGCCTACTACTTGACCTGACCGAGCGCGAAGTCGAAGTGATTCGCATGGCTTTACGTGCCGAGGAAGATAAGCATAAGCGTAACGATTTCAAGGCTCTCACCTTGGAAGTGCAGGAGTTACGCTCAAAAATTAGTGACGCGATTATTGACACTAAACTGGCAAGAGTGTAAGGTTCTACCTATAACTTAATAAGCACCGCCTGATGTATGATAATCATACACAGTTAATCGAAAGGATAAGGCAATGACCGAAAACACACTTGAATGTGATGTATGTGCAACAAGCCTGACCGAAGATGACGCTTACGAAACAGAAGATGGTCGCTTAGCGTGTTCTGATTGTTTCAGAACTTGCGAGCGCTGTTCGACTACGAGCGACGTAGGTCACGAGAACTACACCACAGTAGATGACCAGTTATGGTGCGAGGCTTGCACCGACTACTATGCACACTACTGCGACTCATGTAATGAGTGGAGTAGCGACTATACTATCTATATCCAAGATAGAAGTGAGTCATTCTGCGAGTCATGTACTGAGAACTATGCAACCTACTGCGAGTACTGCGACGAGTACAACGTGGACGGATGCGACAGTTGCGAGGATAGTATTCATGAGATTCATGATTACAGTTACCGCCCTGACCCCGTGTTCCACTCTACCGATAAGGATGAACGTCTATTCTTTGGCATAGAGATAGAGATGGAGTCACCACATGGCGATACATCCATACTACGTCAAGCGGCTGAGACTGCTCATATGCTAGAAGATACCGACCACGCCTATCTCAAGAGTGATGGCTCTCTCAACTGTGGTATGGAGTTAGTGACTCACCCTATGAGTCATGACTACTACCAGAATGAGGCGCATGAACTATGGGGTGTACTAGATACACTGCGCGACGTCCACAAGATGCGAGCATGGGATGCCAGCACCGCTGGTCTACATATCCATATCTCACGCACAGGGTTTAGTGGTGGTGCTCATATGCACCGCTTCCTTAACCTCGTCTACTCTAATGAGTACTTCTTCTCCGAGTTAGCAGGTCGTAACTCTGCACGCTGGGCTAAGTATGATGACGTAGTAGCCAACACCTCGGTAGTTGTCGACGGTGAGCGCAAGTGGGTTGCTTACAAGTCATTCAAGAATAAGATTGAGCATGGTCGCGCCTCTGACCGTTACTCTGCCGTCAATACACAGAACGCCCACACCCTAGAGATGCGTATCTTTAGGAGTTCAATCAACAAGAACGTAGTCAAGGCACAGATTTCACTAGCGCACGCCAGCGTTGAGTATACTCGCCGACTCTCCCTGCAAGACATCAAAGATGGTGCTCTTAAGCGTGAGAACTTTATCGCTTACATCATCAGTAATGCAGAGACCTATCCAGAACTAACAGAACGTATCAACCGCATCATCCCAACTCTCACAACTGTATGATTATCATACACTAACCAAAGGATAAATTATGTGCTTACTATTAGTTGCTTCACCTAACTCAACACCTAAGAAGGCAGACCTCGAGTGTGCCTCATGTAACAACCCACACGGCTTCGGCTACGCTATCATTACACCCAACGGTATCGTGACGGGTCACAGTATGTCTGCTCGTAAGTTAATCAAGGAGTTCCTCGAAGTACGCAAGCAATACCCAGACGGGTACGCCATGTTCCATGCACGCTTTGCTACGCATGGTGTAAAGAACGAGGCTAACTGTCACCCGTTCAAGGTAGGCGGTCGTGACGATACCTATCTAGCGCACAACGGTGTGCTCGACGTTAAGATTGCGGGCGGAGACAAGCGCAGTGATACTAGAGTATTCGCGGAGGATATTCTACCTAGCATAGGCGGTGTCTCTGCCCTCGACGACGACAATGTACTCGGCATGGTCAGCAAGTGGGCTAGTGGTAACAAGTTAGTTATCTTCACCCTTGACCCAGCCGCTAAGTACGATTGCTATATCGTCAATGAGGAGTTAGGTCACTGGGACAATGACGGTATCTGGTGGTCTAATACCACATACAAGAAGTCTACGTGGTCATGGGAATCAACTGCCTCACCTGTCAAGTCTGCGTTTCCTGATGCGTTCTCTGACCAAGATGCTGACTGCCAAGCGTGCGGTGCTCAAGCGTTCGAGGACGCCAACCCGTACTACTGCGAGATGTGCTACACTTGCCACGACTGCCAAGGTAGTTACGGCGACACCTGCCTATGCTATGTACCAGCCAACCACACCAAGAGTAACCAGTGGTATTCACAGAAGGAGTTCACATTCTAATGGAGATAGAGAAGATACGCGACCTGCTGATTGACTACATCTACGTTACATCCAGTAACGGAGTGTATGATAATCATACATTGAACACTAAGATTGCAGATGCTAGACTTATGCTCAAGGAATTGGAGGAGATGGATTATGAACGCCTCGAACGTAAGGCCAATTAGTAAGAAGGAGATGCTTGATAAGTTTGACGTCAAGCAGTATCGGAAGCAGTTAGCATCCTATCGACGCACGTTCTCGATGTCCGACACAAACTCGGGCGCAGAGTATAGTGGCACGCTGTACTGGGATGTGGATGAAGGATTCGAGATATTCTGGGATGGCTTATCGCCAAACGAATGGCACGAGTATGAAGACTTCGAGTACGTATTAGATGCAATCTTAGGAGGAGTAAATGGCTAGAGACCCACTATGGATGGAAGGCGATGACATCGCCCTTGATGATGACCTAGAACTAGATGAAGAGGAGGATGACTATGACGGTATCGACCCTGATAGGCTCCATGACGGGTTCTTTGACGACTAGCCCCAGAGGGTTATGCTCGGACCATATCAATCCAGATATCTGGTTCGTAGACTTTGGTACAGGCAGGCCGAGTACTACAAAGTTCCTTGCGATAATTCAAGAGGCAAAGGAAGCAGTAGCGCTGTGTGAGGCGTGTCCAATCAAGAATGCGTGCCTTGCAGAAGGCATGGAAGAAGACAATCTACCCTACGGTATATGGGGTGGGTTACACGCTGGCGAGAGGTTGATGAAGTTAGGTCACGTACGTAGTGACTTCGCTCAACAATCAGAGAAGGGTAAGGCTATGGACGTGTACGAAAGAATGAGACCATATCTGGAGGGTAAAGATGTATAAAAATGCTAACGTAGTAATCGCATTGTGCATCGCACTTGTAACTGGTAGCCTCATGTTCGAGGTGGGAAGTATGCAGGACACCAAGCAAGTCAAGACCGAGCGCACATGGAGTGAGAGAGATAGCAAGGCTTACGCCAAGGATTCACTTAATGACTGGGCGCATAAGCAGTACAAGTGCTTGGCATCTATGTGGGGTAAGGAATCAGCATGGAAACCTACTGCTCTCAATCCAGAGAAGGTGATGGGTAAGCATGCAGGCGGTATCCCGCAGTTGTTGGGTATGTCACCACTGACACCACCAACTATCCAAATTGATAGAGGGTTGGACTACATCTACCATAGATACGGCACGCCATGCGAGGCATGGAAATTCCACAAGAAGAATAACTGGTACTAATGAATCGTCAAGAAGCGTTCGACATAGCAAGAGAATCTCTAGAACTAGCGCAAGACTTGGCGGGTCATGCTGTACTACGTGACCCTGCTATGCTCAAGGATAATCTATCTTATGAGGACTTGATTGATGAACTCAAGGTATCCCACCAAGCCTTTGTCAAGGCTACCAAGGCAGCCTATGCACTTGATAAGAAGATAACTGACTGGGCTGATGAATACCCTTTAGTTGAGAAGGAGAAAAAATGATAACACGAGTTAGGAATGGCAAGGTTGAGCACTTCTACGAAGGTGCTTACGCCGAACCACCCAAGGTAAAGAAGATAAAGGATAACCTCGTAGAGAACTTCGGCTACGGCAAGATTGAGGCACGACGTATTGCGTACGAGATTTTGGATAATATGCAGAAATATGATAGACTAGAAGAAATCAGGGCAAGAACGCAAGCAACTATGAAAGCACTGTATGATAATCATACACGTGTACCAGTACGTACTAAGTCAATCCTAGAGCAACGAATGGAGGCACAACGTGGCAACATACGAGTATGAATGCCCAGGGGAAGGCGAGAAGGTTATTATCCGCCGACCTATGGCAGATGATGAGCCCGACTACTTCTGTGAGAAGTGCGGTGACAAGTTAAAACGTGTATATGATGTAACACCAATCAAGTTCAATGGCCCAGGCTTTTACTCGACAGGAGGATAAGGATGAGAATCAAATATGATGGCACGCGACGCATCTCCAACCCTGACGGTTGGCGTGATGTACTCTATGCAGGCTGGTATCCTTGGGATGAGGCCGACTATGGGTTTAGTATAATTCTATTCTATCGTGAATGGAACTGGTTAATCGACTTAAACAAGGGAGATAAATGAAGCACAAGAAGAAGTTAGCGCTTGCCCTAGTGGCAGTAGCAGGAGCGGTATCACTATCAAGTTGTAGTAGTGATGCAGACGTAGCAGCACGCAACCTGTCGGTTGCAGCAGAACAGTTCGAAGTCAATCGTCGCATTGTATTCTTCAACGGAATCACAGATAAGTATCTGCTAGAGATACAGGGTCTATGCTCGGTAGAGTCTGGTAGTTCTGCACTATCTGGCTCACTCGAAGTGACCTGCAAGGTCGGTGCATCGCAGTACAAGAAGCACTTCCTCGGTCTAAGTGACAACGTATCTTACTTAGTAGAGCAGATTGATGGAGCAACTGTAAGTGCTTACCGTTACAAGGTAATCTTCAAGCCAGATGTAATCATTCCTGACTTCGACCTCAAGACACAGATTGGAAAGTAATGACAACATACTCACCAGCAGAACTAGCGTATCGTGACCAACTCATTGCAGATATCGAGCACCTACTAAAAGAACTAGGAGTAGAAAAGGTTGAAGAACTCTAACTGGGACTTAGACCTTCGAGCAGGAGAGGCAGGCGAGCAGAAGATTGCGGACCTGCTCTCTGCTGACACTATCGAAGTTAAAACCGACCGTCGTTGGTGGGATACAGGTAATATCTATATCGAGACTGAATGCTTCTACCAAGCATCACAGTCTTGGGAGCCATCTGGTATGAGTGTTAGTAAGGCAACACACTGGGCATTTGTACTAGAGGATACCGTCCTCATCACTGACTTGTCTACACTAAAGGCTGCGGTTCGTGCCTACGGTAGACCCATAGCATGCAATATCCCTCCTAATCCATCTAAAGGTTTTCTTATTAAGCCAGAGGATATTCTCCAGCAAGAAAAGAACTTTAAGCGATGGACTGAGGAGGGACATGCACAAGCACCGACACAAACTATCTAGCCTATTCGCCGTCGTCTTCCCGTTCGCTTTGCTCGCCGTCATTATCGGCGCTTACAACTTCGTCTGGGTCGTCGGGGGCTTCATTGGGAGTATCATTCTCTAAGTAAGGTTTGAATCCTCCAATGCGAGTAATCAACTTCTTGATTGCTCTGTTATGGCGCATACGCGCCGCATCTTCTGAACCAATACCTAACTCCTTAGCAATCTCAGCAAAGTCAAATGCCTCTGCATACTTCAAGAAGAGTACTGCCTTATCCTCGGTACTTAACTTGGAGTATGCATTGTCGATTTCGACCATCATCGCCATCATGTTACCGCCTTCTGACGGTGCTGGTGGCGTTCCTATTTTACCGAGGTTAAGCACTGGCATTACTGCGAACTCTTTACGAAGGATTGCTGGAAGCAATGCCTCCACTACATCAGGCTCGTAGTAGAACAAGTCGGATACTTCGTATCCAATTGACTTAGCCTTCCACTTCTGACAGTAGTCAAGAGCCTGATTACGTAGTGAGCGATATAGCAAGTTCTTTGCATCCTTGTGACCGATTGCTTCCCAATCGTCCAACTTGTTAGGATGCTCTAAGAACCATTGGTACAATTCCTGTTGGATATCGTCCAAGTCAACCATATCGTACTTACGGTGGTATTCAGAGGCTACGTTAGTGACGATGTAGTTCCAAGGTTCAATACGTTCCCAGTTCATCGTCCCCACACCTTTCCTTCTACAATAAATGAGCCATCACGAGCGATTGGAATTGTTGCTGGTATGACGGTCTTGCCGTCTACGTACAAGATTCCAAATCCTTGCTGCCAGGTGAACAAGCCACCCTTAATATACTTTGCCTTGCGGTAGTCCATGAGGTTTCCAACTTCTAATCCCCATACAGTCTTAGCAGTACCGCCTGTGTAGGCTGTCGTATGATGAGCCAGACCCATGCGGTGCGTGTGACCACATACAACTGACTTACCAGTACGCTTTGCTAGACCGAGGGCAGTAAGCCCTCCAGTAGAGTTCATAGCGCCTTCATCTCCATGCATAAGCAACCAGTTGGGTGCTAACTCGTAAGGCTTCTCATGGTATGTAGCACCAATTGAATCGAGTCGAAGGAACTCTGGGAGTTCCAACTCGGGTAGCCCAAGCAGTCCTGGCGAACGCATCATCACTGTGTTAAACAGGCGGTCGGTGTGGTTCGACCTGATGATGTGCTTGATTTTCAGTTGCTCGAGTACCCGAGTTGTTTCGTCTCTATCCCGTCCGATAGAACGCTCATATTCAAGGGGTGTACCCTTTGCCCACTTAGAGATAGTCTGCATATCCATCTCGTCACCAACTGATACTACCTCAGTAGGCTTGTAAGCCTTGATAAACTTAGCGAGGTTATTAACTGCTCGCTTATCGTGATACGGTATCTGTAGGTCAGATACACAGACTATTGTCTTCATGGTTTCTTTTTAACCGCTTTCTTCACAGTAGATTTCTTGACTGTTGCTCTGCGCTTGTTCTCTTTTGCTACATTCTTTGAGTGACTCATTGCTTGAAGATTCTTCTGGCCATCGCGTCCTGCGCGGCCACCATTATCCTTGTGGTCAACATCCACGCTTTTCGGAAGAGTGCGTCCAGTATTTTTCTCGTAATCGACCCGAGCCTTATTACTAGAAGTAGTAACCGTAGTTCCATCCTTCTTCTTGCGCTTAAAAACATATATGGGGCGTCCGCCATTTTGCTTACTCCCCTTGTAAGGTCCGAATATTTTCATTACTTCACCTTGTTAACTACGAACTGCCGTGTTACGTTTGCTTGACCATCTATGACATCTGCAAGGGTAAAGTTAGCCCTAGGCAACTTAACTACATCGGTAGTATCGAGTTCCTCTACAATGCCAGAAAGACGGATAACGTTCTCGAGTTCTTTGACGCGCTTAGTGAGGTCATCGACTGTCTTGTTGAGATGTCGCAATGAACTTTCTGTAGCAGTCTTGAAGCCAGTTGAAAGACCCCACACGTTGCCAAAATAGTCATGCTCAAGTTTATCAACTTTTGCTTGAACATATTGAAGGATACCATTATTATCCTTGCGAATCTGCTCTAGTTTCTTCTTCTTAGTAAATGGGTTATTCATTAGGCCACTTTCCTTCCAATACCATGATTGCTATGATTGAATAGTTAGCCAAATCGCGATAGGAATCGATGAGGCTTTCGTTCTCTGGTGTTGCACCGCTATCAATAAGGTTATTGATTCGCGCTATCTTGTCCCACATACGTACACGTAGACCGTTGACTGGGCCACCTGGACTCTGAGAGATATTCTTTGGACCATAGTCCGCATGCTTCTTAATCAGTAGGTCGAATAGACCTGATGTAATATCTGCTACGTCGTTGTTGAACTTAAGAGAGGAATCTGCAATACCACCCTCAGGTACTTTGTACACTCCCCCAGCGATAGTGGTGCTACCGATTGGGTCTCCGTAGTATTCTGTCCCTGGCTTGATGACGGGGAGGTTAGCGTATATTCTGTTACGTTCAGTCCTTGGTTTACCAGTAGGGTTATAATCTGCCATATCTCATTCCTTTCCATCTCTGTTATCACTTAGTAACGATTCCAATTCTTCTTCAACATTGTGCATTGCTGTATCTACTATGATGTCTTCAATGTGTTCAATCATGCTATCTGGGTCAATAGAGGATGCGTAGAGAGTTGCATATGTATTCTGCGTAATCTCCTTGATGCGCTCTGGTTCGTATGCGTGTGAGTACAAGCAACGCAGTAGACTGCCTACACCTAAAGAGTAGCCGTTAGGCAAGGCCAACTCTGGGTCGAACTCATTCTCGTCATCTTCAAGCAGATGGTCTGTTGCTTCAAAGACATTCTCAAAGCGCTCACCGCAGGTGGGGCATGGTGGAATCTCATTCATCATAGTCATTTGTCATACCCATCTTCTCTCTAATTACTTCTGCTCCGTGTTTAACGTAAGTGCTATTAACGTCTTCGCCGTCTTCCATTGTGATAGTTGTGACAGGTAGTTCCTTTGCAAGTCCTCGAGCAAATTCTCTACCTGGCTCATCGCCATCTGCAAATACAAAGACTCGTTCAAAGTCTGCGAGGAGTCTGGTGTAATGCTTCTTCCAAGAGTTGGCTCCTGGGACTCCAATGCAGGGAATTCCAACGAGGGCTGATAGAGTGAGTGTGTCGAGTTCTCCCTCGCATACTCCAATCCAATCACCTGCCCTCTCAATATCTTGTACGTTGTACATCTTTGTCTCTGCGCCTGTCATTCCCATATACTTCGGCTCAACCGCCGAATCAAGAGACCTAAACCGCAAATCGACAACACCAGTTTTAGTAATGTAAGGAATGGATAAACGATTCTTGTATGCTTCATGTCCAGGTTCAGGCTCCGATACTACGCCTAATCGAGCCGCCAATGCTACTTCTTTTGTTATTCCCCGACTTACTAGGTAATCTGCGGCCAGATGAATATTCGCTGCGTACTTCGTTGTTGCTCGTCCCAGTAAATCCTTCTGCAATTGATTTTGCTTCACGTATGTCACACCCTTCCTGCTTCGCAATAATTTGGATACTATTGCCTTGCATACCACACGCGAAGCAATTGAAAATATTATTTCTTGTATTGTAACTAGCACTAGCGTGCGAGTCATTGTGGAACGGACACTTGATATTAACTTGTCCAGAGGAGCGACGAACGGTTGCTCCGTAGTGTTCCAGAACTGCTATAATGTCTGGTAAGTCATTCTTTAGAGAAGACATCGCCCAACCTTAATACTAGATATGAATCGGCAATTGATTTGCCACGTGCTTTGATTAGGACCGTCGGAAGAATTGCCTTGCGGTCCAAGCCGCGAGCCTCTGCGTAGTTGGTTGCTTCAACTTGGGCCTCTTTGCTCCACCCCGAGAGGTCAATGGCATTGCCTGCGCCTGGGGCTTTTGCTTCAATGATTCCAATGTTCGCTCCAAGGAAGTCTGCTCGGACAACAATGTCGCCTTCATCTTTGCTACCTCTGCGAGCAAGGCGTTCAGCGTCATATCCAAGTCCTCGAAAGTAATCTTTGAGGTCTGTCTCATATGTTGCTCCTCTTGCTTTGTGCGACTTGCGTGTTGTCATTTAAGGTTCCGTTCAAGTGTCTTTAGGATTTCTTGCTTCCAGTAGAAGTTATCGTCATTATCCCAATCAGATGGCTTACACAATTCCACTACCGCAAGAATAGTTCTACGATATAGGTTTGCACTTTCTTCGTGTGATGCCAGCCTATTGCCAGTCATAACAATGCCCTTCTTGAGGGCAGATACCAATTCACCGTGGGTCATACAACAACTCATCTCCTGCTTTGTATCCACCGTCAGCAATGACGTATGCATGTTCCCATACAGCGCCCTCTTCGAACAATTCTCTCCTGGCACAATCGTAATAATGAGCCATAAACTTTTGCTTTAATTCGTTACGCAATTCATCGAGTGTCATACGTTCTCTGGTATATCCTCTACATACATGTATTCAGGGTTGAATGCAAGCCACGTCATTAGCGTTCCGTTCTGGTCTGCTCTTCCATAGCGATTCTTAACAGTCGCCACGCCAAGCGATGTGCCGACCACTCCGAGCGTACATATGAGAGCAGGCATCGCAGAGACCTTACCTTGGATAGCCGAGCGGGGCTGACAAGGGTTGCCTGGTACTGCTTCCGAAGTATGGTGTAGTAGGACCACTGCTGCATTAGTCGCTCTAGCAAGATACTTCAACTCCTTCATAATGGCTCGCATTGATGCGAACTCTTCGCCACCATCTGTGGCAATATCTGTTAAGTTGTCAAGTACAATCATTGATGGGGAGCATCCCCAAAGTTCTTCAAATGCTTGTACTTCTTCAATGATATCTTCGAGACTAGGCGCTGACTCGAACGACCAGACTATGTGACTTCCTCTTTGGAGGACTGCCTTTGTCCATCCAACATCAGTATTAAGTTTATGCTCTACCTCTGACTGACTCTTCCCCGAAATCATAGAGGCTAGACGCATTGCCATTGTATGTGCATTTGTATCTGCTGAGAAATACAAAGTTGGTACATTGGTCTTGAGTGCAAGAGCCAAAGCAAGTGTTGATTTACCTGCCCCTGGTGCTGCTGCAAACATAGAAACTTCTGAACGTCTAATTACAATCTGGTTTTGTGCAAATGCTTTGAAGCAACTAGGAAGGGGTTCTCCGCCTATGGACGCCTTGCCGACAGAACGTACGAGTGTGCGCATTTTGGAGAACTCCTTCTTAGAATGGTATCACTTCTGGTGTTAGTTGACTGGCTTGCACTGGTCCGCGCCCTGAGGCATCGGACATACCCACATTGAGTATGGGTTTCCCGTCTTGCTTGAGATTCCCGACTTGTACTTGCGTGCTCCGTGAACGCATGTCGGTCCCGATGTCGCTCCTGGTGCTGCTGTAGCGGGTGGAGTATTCGCCTGGGTTGGAGGTGAGTAAGGCGGTGGCGTTGTGCCTGTAGTGGTAGGCGCAGTCGACAGGGGGGCTAGTGTACCTGCCTGAGTCAGCAACTTCTGGGTTGCATGAATCTGTGTGGCATAGTCACCAATGTTCTCAAGGAACACACTGAGTTCATCTGCTGTGTTAGCGCGGATGTTAATGAGGTCTCCAGTTGATAACTTATAGGAGACTTGCAACTTCCAATCTTCTGCCATTTAGATTTCCTTCTTTGTAGAGAATTGACAGTAGTCCGTTAAACCGCACATGTACTGGCAATTGTTTGTGTTGGGTAAGAATACACCTGCACGACGTGCAGTGTCAAATTGTTTTATCAGATACTCCATCTTGTCAAATGTATACTCTGATAGGTCTACGAACTCTGAGACTCCTGAGCCTCGAGCCATGTAGTAGTTACCCCACTTAACCTCACGTCCGAATGTCTGTTCGACTCCTAGTTTATAGAAGCCGAGTTGGAGTGTGTTAGCGGGTGTCTTCTGAGACGTCTTAAGGTCACAGATGACCAACTGACCATCAACTTCAAAGATGCGGTCAATGACCATCTTGACTTGAACACCAGCCACAATTGGGTTGAGTTCGAGTTCGATGGCCTTAGCACCTTCTGGTGTTGTCCAGATTTTCCAATGAGGGTTAGCCTTGCGCCAAGCAATGTAGCCATCTACCCATCGTGGACCTGCTGCAAGCCAGAAGTTTACGTCTTCCTTGTTAGGGTTAGCCTTGGTCTCGCGACCTCCTACACGGGCTGTGCTTAGGTCAATATCGCCCTTGCTCTCATCCCATGCAGCCTGGAACAGGCTAGCCGCAGTCTTCACAGCAGTCATATTCATCCTTTGATTTAGTTGGCACTGACTTGGTTGCTTGCTCTGTCAGTTTATCTGTTAGCAGTTCTACTGTCTTGAGGTTCTGGTCTACCATCATCTTGCTGAGTAGGTTGATAGTCTCCTGAATTGTCCTGTTCTGAGCAAGAGTACTGGTGTATCTCTCGGCAAAACTATCCACTTCGCGTTGCTTAGAACTGAGTTTCCACTCAAGGTCTCTGACCTTAGTTGGGTCATCGATGTGGTTCTTACGTGTCAGGTACTGCAACTGAGCCTCTGTGGTAGCCATATCGATGAGTTCGCCAAGAACTTCATCGTCTGTTCTTCCAGTAGGGTTAGCGATTACTTCTTCCTTCAACTTGCCAAGTAGTGTCTTTTTAGCCATTTTCCTTGTCCCAATTCTCGCATGCTAAGTGGAATGCCGTACCTCCGACAGACCAAACAGACGGTGATTCTTTCTTGTTGAGTAGTCTACCGAGGTAATATTGGTAGCCACAGGTTAGGTATGTAGTGAACGCAGAGTACGACATGTGCTCTGGTAGGGTATATTCTTCTAGTTCAATTGACATTATTCCAGTATAACTCTACAGTTGGTAGATGTCAAATGGTTAAAATGATTTGACAGTTGGTTATCTGGTCTGTATAATTTCTATATAATAAACAATATATAATAACGAACGCTTCTAGGCGTTCGTATATAATATATAATTATATATCTCTAAGGAGTACTATGTCAATTTCTTATGCACAACTGGTCATCGGTGTCCTCACTGCATTGGCTCTCGCCAACCTAGGAGTTAAGGCAATCGACTGGGCAGTGAACAAGTATTACGACTGGCAAGACACGAAAATCTTCCTTGAATGGGAAGAAGAGCAAGAAGAACTTGCCAACGAATAACCTCTAGAAACGACAAAAGACCCCCTCGCCCTAGTATATTTACTAGAGTAAGGGGGTTTCTTGTCTTAAAAGGGCCTTAGAAGGCTTATTTAGGCTATTTCTTGGAGCCTAGTCCAAATGCATCGTCGTTCTTGTCTGCCCACTTGATAGCAGGAGCGGCAAGAGCAGCGATAAGGGCTGCGTACTGTGGTGCTAGGTCTGTCACCAACTGAACTCCAGAAAATACTGCAACTGCCAGTACTGCTGTAGCCCAAGCCTTGACAGCCTTGACGCGTGCTGGGGTAAGGAACTTCTTCATTTTGCTACCTTCTTCTTAGGAAGCGGGAGAACCGCTGCTTTCATTTTGTTTACCTGAGTTGGCTCAGGAAGCCATGGGAACCAGTTGGAAGTATCATTTCCAGCGGTCTCCTTGATGGAGACATGGACATGCTTCTTATGCTGGTTGGAACCTGTATACTCACGGTTGCCCTTCTCCTTGGACCAGATACGGCCTTTGAAGATAAGGTACTTTACGCGCTTGTCCTTCTGGAGTTCGAAGAACACGTCGTCACCGCTAATACCAAACACTGGGTCATGTGTTAAGTCTACGGCGAAACCCGTGTTGTGGTCTGAGGAAGGATTCTGTTTCTGATGCGCGAGACTCGGAAGTAATCCATCCGATGCCTTGTTGCGCTTCGGTCTCAATGCCGTCGCCTGGCGCAAAAGTGCTTTGGCCGCAGGTGCAGCCGTCTTTGCAATGGTCATGCATTATGCTCCCTTACATGTTGTTCGAACTTGCCTTCTAGTGTACCGACGTTGACCTTAATCTCAATCTGGTCAGAACGCATTTCCTTGAGCAGGGGAAGTATCTCCTTCTTGATATAGTCATTCATTGATGAACCACTATTAGGGGTTACTTCATGCTTAATCTCCTTGGTGTCCTGAGATACTTCTCGCACCTCGTTGCGGATAACCCAGCGCATAATCGCCAGGCCCGCACCGAGTATTGCTATGCCACCAAGTACTTGTTCGATAGTCACTATACGGTCCTAATTGTAATCTGGAGGATTCCACCAAAACCAGTGTTTTCCTTATCTGGTGGTGTGGTTCCCATAAGTTGGATGTTTTCGATTTGAACCTGGCGAGACTCACCAGTATTTAAGTCCTGGTAGGTGATGATATCGCCTGACTCTTCAATGTCCTCAAGTTGCATCTGGCGTTCAAATGCTCGGCCATTGTAGCCGAACTCGACATTGTATCTGTCTGTTTCAACATCCATATTGTAGACATAGAACTGCATAACCCGCTGACGCGGTGTTGCGATTGTAGACTTTGCTTGGTATCCCTTGAATACTGGACCCTTAGTTACGTCTGCCCCATGACGAGCCAACACAAACTTGTAGGCTACATACTCCTGAGCCCTTGATGGGCTAGAGGTTGTAACTTCTACTGGTTCAATGCCAGCATCGTAAGTGATGTGGTCATACTGTACACCCTTGGCATCTACTGTCTGCAATGACATAGAGCCGTAGGTGAAGTCTCCGCGCCCAAGAAGACGCTTGAAGTTCTTAGGTTCTAGCGTGTTGTAGCGAATGTTACCTGTAGTTAGATAGCCAGTTTCAGTAAGTTCTGTAGCAGACTCAATGCATGCAGTACCTGCGGCAAAAGCAGTTCCAGCAGGTGACACAGCAGTTGATGCAATATCAGCATTAGTCACTGCGTAACTGAATGAAAGCATATCGGTAGATACTGCTGTGATAATCTTATGGCTACCGACTGGGAAGTTGGCTGCTGAATCAAATGGAGCGCCAACTCCAGTTATGTATACAGCCTGACCCACCATGTAACTATGGGCTGTTGCAGTAGTAAGTGTAGCCACATTGTCAGTCAATTGCTTGTTAGTGATGCTCTGTGTTACACGACCAGCAGATGAGCAGTTAGAGAAGAAAATCTCATCGGTCTCACCGAGGAACCCAACTGATACAGTTTGTCCACCGTCAATTGGTGTAGAAATCTGCAAGTCATTTGCATAAGCATAGCGAAGTGGCTCAAGTTCATTGGACAAGTCAATGCGAATCAAGCCCTGCTTGCCTGTTGTTGTGCCAGAGGCACACCATACATAACTCTGTCGTGAGGCAAAGCCAAATACTGGCTGATGTGTCTCAACAATAAGTGGACCATAAATTACAGAACCATCGTTTTCTGAAATGCTTGCCGCACGCACACCCTTAAGTGTGCCAATCATAAGACGACCTAGGTAGTAGCGGAGAGCGTAGATGCGCTCGCCATCTGGAAGTTCTGCAGTTGTGATAGCAGAAGTCAAAGTTGGCATAGTACCAGATGTGGTAAGTGTAAACTTAACAATACTGGAGAGTAACCCGTTCCAGCCAGATACATAGATTGCTGAACCTGACGCTGCAACCGATGACCAAATATGGCTTGCAGTTGGGTGTGCGTATACTGCCGTAGGCAAAGATGATGAAACTGCAGTCAGTTCATAGATGCCGTTGTTTACGCCAGCAACAATACGCTCTTTAATGTAAGCCATTGTTGAGTTGGATACCACGACAGAGTTGTTGAACATAAGGGTCGGCGCATCGCCGACTGCTGCGTTAAGAGACTTCTTGTACATGTGCATCTTGAGTGAACCAGATACTTCATTGACAATGTAGTATACATATTCGCCATCGTTGCACATTGAGTAAATTTTATCTTGCGTGCCAGTCAATACGACAAGCGGCTGAATAGCCCCAGTGTTCGTAACGCGGACAATGTTAAAGTCGCCACCATCTAGTACGCCTTGGTATAAAGTTCCAGATACTGTCCACTTGATAGAGGAAGTATGGTGGGTTGAGCGACCATTGGACTGCAGGCCCGCTGCAGGGTATCCAATGATGTTAGTCTTATTGAGAAGTTTGGTCTCACCCTTTGTCCATACATCGAGTCCTTCTGACTCGGCAAAGCGATAGTGTCCTACCTCAGCAGTAGTTGCTGGGTCATAGAACTTGATGCCCTCACCAGAGTGGAATGACATCTGTGAGCGGAGCCACCATCCTGTAAGGGATGCTTCTCCTGCTTCTGCGCCATTGTCAAACTGGTCCTTCTTAAATGGTGCTGTGCCACGAAGTTTAGGGCGTGCATCATTGGTTGCAAGGATAAACGGCATACCACCTAGAGCAACGTCATAGGCAATGTCAGTATTCTGCCAGATTGCACCAGTGGATTCAATTCCAATTGGGTGCAGAATCGGTTCTGTTATGTCGCGACCAGCCACGTTACTCCTTAAGTAGAAAAGTTAAATGAGCAGTTTAGACCCATGCTCAGGGGTTATGATTTATTTTAGTAATAAACGAAAACAGCGCCAGGGCCGCCTGCGCCACCTACGCCACCGCGACCGCCACCGCCTCCGCCACCACCGCCAGCGCCACCAGCGCCACCAGTTGTGCCAGATGCACTTACGCCATCAGCAAATATTCCTGCGCCACCTGCGCCAGCAGCATTGGTGGTAACTATTGCAGTTCCGCCTGCCTTGCTGTAGCCAGTAGATGCTCCTCCTGCGCCACCATTTCCATTTGTAGAGCCGCTTCCGCCGCCTCCAGCATAATATCCAGCACCGCCAGTATTTCCGCTTCCGCTTCCAGGGTTAGTTCCTGCTCCACCAGCGCCACCGCCACTTACTGTCGTGGATGCATATCCAACCTGTCCTGTTTGGCCACTTCCGTTGCCACCAGAACCACCAGAGTAATAAACGGAGGTTGATGTTGGCGGGGTAAGCGCAAGTGCGCCACCATCTCCGCCACGACCGCCGTTAGATGAGCCACCTGCTTCTCCACCGTTACCGCCAGGTGCTACGTAGTATGGAGCAGAGTTCACATAAGTAGGCTGGCTTGCTGTCGCGCCAACAGTTACTGCAGTAAATTTAGGAACCCAAGCCATAATGACACCGCCACCACCGCCTCCGCCTCCTCCTGCACCTCCGCCACCATTACCGCCGTTTCCACCAGCGCCCACCATTACAACAAAAACCCAGTCTGGCAGACCAGTAATTCCGCTTGTCGAGGAAGTGTAACTATTTTTAAGTGTTACACCAGGTGGCATATGAGGCAGAGAAAATAAAGATGGAACCGTATTATTAGGTGTTGCTGGAACTGGAAATATTGATTGACCCATTACGCTATCTCCACTCCGCTAATGTGAAAATTAACTGATGTTGCTGATGCAAGACCAGTAATTGTTTGAGTTGTAGCAAGTACTTGCTTAAGGTCAAACATTGCTGTTGAGTTAGCGGCAATTGCTGTTGTCGTAAACAATGCTGAACCATTAAGGCTCAGTGTAAATGTTTGAGCAGAACTTGATGTGTTTGTAACAATAATGTTAGAAACAACAGCAGTCGTTGCTGATGGTACTGTGTAAAGTGTTGCTGTTGTAAGACTCGCAGCAGTGCGAGCCATTAATTTAGTTGTTGTAGCCATTAGTTACTACCCTTTCAGTTGGTTAATTAGAATCTTAAAATATAGATAACGCCATTAGTTCCGCTGCCACCAGGTGCAGTACCAGCAATGAATTGTCCACCGCCTCCTGCGCCTCCTGCACCATAGCCGCTTCCACTACCACCACCGCTGTTTGCAGTGCCACCAGTGCCACCAGTGCCTATGCCACTACCTCCGCCAGTTCCACCTGAGCCACCTGTTCTTCCTCCGCCACCACCGCCGCCTCCAGTAGTACCGCTTTTGACAAATGCCCAAGTTGCAGTATTGGCGCTTCCTGCTGCGCCGCTACCGCCGCCTGCACCTCCGCCACCACCTGCACCGCCTGTGGTATTAATAGTTCCGCCACTGGCAGTTCCGCCAGCACCAGAGCCACCACCACCATTTGCGGTTAGGCCACCAAATGTTGTTGCCCCTCCAGCAGTTCCATCACCGCCAGGGTTCTGACCAAAGCCAGTTGCAGCGGCTCCGCCGCCTCCACCTGTACCTACAACCGCAGACATGGAACCAGTTAGCGAGACATAGCCAGCGCATACTGCGCCACCTCCGCCGCCATTACCACCACGAATATCGCCAGTGTTGCCGAACCCACCACCTTGGCCACCACCGCCTGCACCGACGAGAACAACATATCCTATGCCAGTTCCAGTGTACGTAGTGCTTGATGTAATTGTATCAAGGGTTCCACTTACAGACGAAATTGCATTTCCAGTGAGATTAATATAAATAACAATACTTGTACCAGTATTTGTTGAATAAACAATTTTAGTCGCTGGACTTCCAAGGTTGTATGTTACAGTTCCAGACGATGTAGTCGCTGTGCTTCCAATACGTGTTGAACCATTGTAAAAATCAACCGTTGCAATCGTTGAGGAAACACAGTTAATTGTATAAATACCAGTATCGAAAGAACCGCTGGATGAGTATAGAGTGTTTGCGGATGCTGCCGTAACGGTAAACTTTCCACCACCACCGCCACCGATAGGTGTAAATAAAGGCATTATGTCTCCTTATGCGTACTTAATCGGACCAGCACCAAGAACGGTGTAGGTTGCTGAGGCTGTCTTAATAATTGTAAATGAGTAAGCATCGATAGCAGATGCATTACCAGCGCCAGGCGCTGTACCACCAGACCACTTAACTGTCTGAGCAGAGCCATCAATGGTCAGTGCTGAATGCTTATACGCAGTTGAACCATTGGTGACTAAAAATGCAACAGTCGTTGAGTCTCCTGTTGCCAACTTGGAGTTAATGGTAGTTCCAGATGAGCCACGTACATTCAACGTCCAGTCACCTGACGCATTGGATGTGTAATAAAGAACACCCTGCGTGTCGGCATCGAAGTTGATTGTTCCAGTTGCCGCCGTAGCAGATACCGTCATACGCTCTTCTGGAGACACGACTACTGGTGCAGTCAATGTTGGCGTAGTAGACGATGCCTTTGCGTTAATCTGTGTTTGCACAGCAGATGTAACGCCATCCAAGTAACTTAGTTCGGTTGGAGTCACAGCAGATAGTGCAGTTGCTGCGCTTGCTAAATCTCTTGCTTTTGTCATTATGACTCCTTAGATTAGAGAACGTCCATAATGGACATAACGAGGAAATTATTTACAAGAACGTCTCTTGCAGAGAAGTCAACTGGAGACCAGGCTAAACCTGATGCAGTTGATGAGTCAGCAGTAAGAACAAGTCCGTTGGTTCCAACAGGAAGGACGGCTGGTGTTGATGCACCAGTTGCAGTTAGTATATCTCCCTTTGCGCTAAGCACGTTAAGGGGTATAGCATCTGCAAGTTCAAAAGCAGTAAATGTAATTATAGTTACAATGTCATTTTCGGCCATTGCCGCAAAGTCAGTAATGCTTGTTCCAGTTGTAGCCGTGTAATCAGTTGTGCGCTTAAGAAGTACGCCGTTAAGATATACCTGCTCTTTGCCTGGAATATAATTCAATGTAACTGAGTTATCATCTGGGCCAGATACTGATGTAGCACCAGCGGTTACGGTAAATGAGTAACGGAATACATCTGCTGTTGATGAGATGGAACCCCACTCTGTACCAGTCCATGCATACATAGCATTTGTAACAGAGTTCCAATAAATTGCGCCAGTTACAAGTGTGTTTCCATCGTTGTCCAATGTTGGAGCGCTTGACTTAGCACCAAGGTAACGGTCATCAAATGAGTCGTATGAAGCAGCAGCGGCGGCCGCAGAAGCAGCAGCAGCGCTAGCGGAACCAGCAACAGTATCTACGTACACCTTAGTTGCTGCATCTGAATCAGCAGAAGGTGTTGCAAGGTCTGTTACTGTAAACCCATTTGCATCCAAGTTGCCAGCAAGTACACCTGTCGTTTTATTGAGGTATGTACCACTAAGGTCGATAACGCCAGTGTTGCCATCAACAGACTGAACTGCGTCTGTTGGGCTAAGAAGTTCTACCCAGTTACCAAGAGTTGAAGCAGGGGTAGCCTGCAAGATGTATGTCTTGCTCTGGTCTGTTCGTACAGCAAGGTCTCCAACCTGCGCTGTAAGTGCAAGCATTGCAGCCTGTGATGAAACTACAGAAGTCTCGGCAATTGCTGTTGCAGGAAGTTGTCCTGATGGAATCTTGCCTGAACCGTCAAGAGATGCAATACCATTTGCTGCACCCTTTGCAGTTGTGATGTAGTTAAGAGTAACAGCATCCTGTGCATTGGTTGGGTCAGCCAGACCTGTAATCTTTTGAGCACCAAGTGCGACTGCTGCAGTAGGTGTAGCCATCTGGTCAAGTCGTGATGTACGGACCTGTGTATCAAATGTTGGAATCTTAGAGGTTGCGATTGAGCCAGCAAGCATTGTGTTTGTTACTGTGCCAGTGTCAGCCTGAGTTACGGCTGTGCCACTTACCTTGGTTGCAGCAATTGCGGCAGATGAACTAATGTCGCCATCTACGATAGTGCCATTGACAATATCTGCAGATGTAATAGAGCCGTTGAGGCTCAACTTGCCATAAGCAATACCTGCGGTTGGGCTGATGTCAGCATTGACAATTGCCTCAGGTACGTTAGTTGTAGCAATTGTGACGTTACCAAGGTTGGTCATTGTGGCTGAACCTGAGACTGCGCCAGATATTGTGATTACTGGGTCATTGACGTTGAAGTTCAACTTGCCAGTTGCGTCATCGTAGGTTACATCAATGCCTGACTCTGTGTTGCCAGTGACCATTGTTCCAACAATATCCTGGGTCGTCTCAGTGATATCAGAAATTGCGGAGGCAAGAATTTGCCCGCCACCTGCTGCGTCAGCATGTGAGTGCTGTGCGCTTGCAAATGAAGCAACTATTGGTGTTGTTAGAGTCTTGTTAGTTAGTGTCTGTGCGCCAGTAAGAGTTACGACCGCAGTAGAAAGAATGTTTGTAGAACTTGACAAGTTCTTATTTGTGAGCGTTTGCTCATCAGTAGTTCCAACGACGACACCTGTGATACCGTGTACGCCATTATCGGCTTCATGGTGCTCATTGGCTTCGCGGAAGTCACGAGCAATTGACTGGTGCTTTACTTCTGCGCCAGCAGAGTGAGCCTGTCCTGAAACTCCTTCTGTGCCAGAACCATCAACACCGCGAACGATTGTAAGGTTGTTGCCAGATACGGCAGTTACATATACAATTTCTTCGAGGGCTGTATCTGGGTCAATTACGACAGCAAAGGTCTCTCCGCTGGATACTGTCGCTCCACCGAGGAGCGTAGAAGCGGAACCAACTGTAGCGGTGGTCGCTGTTGATGTAAGCGCAACAGAAAGTGTAGTCTTCTGTGAACGGGATGTATATTTTCTTGTTGTCATTTACGCTTCCTATCGGCGAGAGAAATGGACTCGTGGAGGGTAGTTCTGTTGCTGTGCTTTTGTTTCTTCATTTAAGCGCTGTGTATATAGAGCATACAACTGCTTAGTAGCAGACTGTGATGCGCCATAAGGGCGCTTGCTGTCAGTTTCATCAGCCTGTGGTGATGTCTGTGCAGCACGTGCTGGGTCCAAGAAGGATAGCAAACGATATGCTGCTCCTAGGATTACTACGTCCCGAGTCGATTCTGGCAAACCAGATTGAGTTACATATTCTTCGGTGTTGCTGGTAAATGCATTAGGGTCGGTTGCGTATACAACCTTCACTGTGCGTCCTGGCTGAGGCGAATCAGCACCAAGTGTGATAGTCTGAGCACGATAACCAAATGCATCTGAATCTGCTACTGAGTCAAAGTCCCAACGGCGAATTGGAACCCACTCTTGAGAAGGTCCTGTGCTTTGCCATGAGAGGGAGATGATATTCTTAATGTTTAAGTCGTTGAATGCATATGTAGACTGAGCAGCATTAAATGTAAATGTTGCTGTTTTTACTGCAAAGATATTCGCTCCAAGAGAGCGGATTGTATCATTAATTGCACGCTTGATGTTAAAACGTGGGAATGTTGGTGAGATTGTGACTTTAGAGTCTACAACATGAGTTGCGGGGGTTGTGCCAAGATATCCACGTCCATATGGCGAGACAGTTGCAGTTGATGCTACGCGGTCAAATGAATCAATCCACATCAACTCTTCATCAATTTCAATAATGCCTTTGCCGACGTTATCTGTTGAACCAAGAGATAAGACAAGTGGTGCTGTAGAAGATGATGTGAGTGTAGTCACAGCATGCTTTAGATAGGTAGAGCGGTCCTGCTGGAATGTGTAACCAGCAAGGTTCACCTGCACCTCGTTAATCATATCGGCTAGGGTTGCCATTATTTCCTCTTTCCTCCGTACAATGCGTCATAGAAATGAACGTCAAATGAAAATCTCTTCATGTGTGGAACTGTTGCGTCTGTATGCGCATATGCTGGAATATCAGCCTTGTCGCACAAAGCAAAGAAGTAAATATCCTCACCCATGAACTTTGCTCCGTGACCCATGTCACTGAACAGTGGAACGTCTGGCAATACTTTACGAATCCTGTCGACCACGCTACGGTGCATCAACACAAACCCCATGCCTGCCGCACCAATCTTGATGAGCATATTCTTTGGCAGTGGGTGAATCCGCTTGAGCCCAACTTCATCGTCCTTATATGCAAACCAGAACAAGGTTGGCTTAGGGTCCATGAGTGGCTCTTCTGGAGTATCTGTGGTAAAATAGACACCGCTGACAATTGGACGCTCAACGGCGTCCTTGTTGTCCCAGAGTAGTTTGAACTTCTCAGGACTGATGACTACATCTGAGTCTACCCAGAGTAACCAGTCTGACTTATTGCTTTCATACCAGTGATTGATAACCTTATCGCGCTGACGCGCAATCTGATTGCCCTGGCTACGTAGTGTAGTTACAACCTCTACTCCTGAATGGAGCATAACGTCTGTAACACCCTGCATGAACTTGCCATCTACCATACCATTATCGCACCAAGCGATAGTCATCTTGTCGTTCATCGTCCCTGCTTTCATTACCACTTAACTTTATCGGCCCAATATGCTGCGGACATTTTGCCCTTAGCGATGTTCTTTGCGTGACGTGCCTTGAATGAGGCTTGTCTTGCAGTTGGCTTCCTGTCCCCAGTTACACCTTGCTGGCCAAAGCGGATAGTCTTAATCTTACTACCCTCTTTAGCAACAACGATATGTGACTTGGTTGCATGAGAAGGAGTACGCTTTGGCTTGTTAAAGCCAGAAACGCCCGCTCTCTTTAATCTTGCATCAGCCATGTTTAATCCTTAGTTAGTATATCCGTTAGGCCATACGCCTGTTTGGTCAGAAACCTTCTTGCGTGCTCGGTCAAGGCTCATGCCTTGCTTGAGATACTGCTGGAGTAGGCTCTCTGGATTCGTCTTCTTCTTTACTGGAGCCTTTGGCTTCTTAGGACCACTGCCTGCGGCACTGTATGCTCCTGGCATTCCGACTGCCATTACTTCTTCTTGTCCATCTTCTTTGCAACAGCCTTCTTAGCAACGGCCTTCTTCATGGTCTTCTTGCCCATTTGCATCTCCATGAACTTTTCCTTCTTGGACTCCATCTTTTCGCCCATTTTGTATGCCTTCTTCTTCATCATCATGCTTCTCCCGTTTCTTTCATAACTGCCGCTACGGACTTCGTAACTTTATCTGCTCTTACTGACATTGTTCCTGCATCGTATGCCTTGCCAAGTGTGGCGCTAGCCTCGTATGCTGCTTCGACTTGAGCGCGCTGCGTTCCTGCTGGCTGAATACCTTGCTCACGTGCTTCCTTGTAGAATGAAAGTCTGCTGTCCCAAGACTTCTTAGCAACTGGCCTAGAAGCATCACCTGTATCTAGAATCAAACCTCTGGCCTTGCAGCCAAAGCAATCATCGTCACAGTTGGTATGGTCTACCTCAATCTCATCTGCGTATGAAAGCGGCTTATCGCTTGTCTCATCGCAGAGTACGCAACCCCAAAGGGTTGCCTTAAAGTCGTGGTGCTCGTTAAATCCCCACTCAAGTACTTTACCGATATGGCTGCAATGATTCATTTTGTCCCTACTCTACTTTGAAATTGTCTTCTGTAATGTCTAGCCCAGATGCGATAAGGCCATTCTTTGTGGCCTCTGTCACTGAGTGCTCATGTCCACCGAGCCAGTATTCATCAAATGAATCTAACTGGTCCTGTGTAAAGAAGCGTCCAGTGCGGTAGGTTGAACCTACTCGGTAGACTGTTAGCCCTTGTCGCAACTTGAAAAAGTAGAACAAGCGGTGCTGGCCCGACGGGCCTTCTTCAACGTATGGCGTTGTAAAGATATAAGTTGTCATTGTTCTCCTTAATGAACTTACTCCGTGACAGGGAGTTTTACTTCCCTGCCACAGCGTCAATCAATTAAGCGATTGATGAACCTGACTCGATGCGATAGAGAGCCTCTTCGCGGTAACGAGCAAAGCCAAGTACGCCGTACCATCCGATTGGACGGAAACGGTTCAACTTGTCTGTGACTGGTCCGATAACTGTGTGTGGCTCTTCTGCCACAGCCTCAGCAAGTGCCTGCTTACCAGCGATGATTGTGCGGTACACCTTTGCAGATGAAGCACCGTC